AAAGTGACAACCCGGCAGTGCCCACTGCCTCACTCCAACTCTGAAAACCTCTGGAAGTCTTTTCGAACTTGCAAACTGAGTCTGTAACGAAGGCTCTTTTTGGATTTCTTACCATTAGGTAATCACCAATTGACGGGCCGACGAAAACCGGTTGTGTTTGACAAAATTGAACATGTTCAACTTTGGAAACCACAGCATCAACCTTCATGTCGAAACCATATCCACGATACCAGTTTTTGAGTGAATCAACTGTAAAACCGGGACTTTCAACTATTATAACAACGTCATCCCCATTGACGATTAATTCGTGTTTGGGTACCCCGGTATTCAAACAGAAACCCTGAGCAAGTGCGACTGCCAAAATGCAGTTCCCCAAGCCAGTGTTCATCGTTCCGGTCATACGTTGTCCTAATACCTGCGTTTTAATGGTGCCATCATGAGCTCGTAGTTTGATGTTGTTGCGTAGCTGTTTGGATAACAGCCAAGCCAACTGGTCTTTATCAGAACCCTCGACCAGTTGCAAGTACACTCGAAACTCCTCTTTTAACATCCAGTACGACACATGTTGATCAAATCGCTTTGCATCAATACTATACGCCAGTGGTTTTTCAAACCTTGCCCATTTTTGGGCAATACATCTCCCCTGCTCTAACGCATTCATTCCTTTAAATATTATGGGGTATTTACAAACAGAAAAACTGTTAGTGATTGATTGGTATATTATATGCTCAGCATGTTTAATAAACCTGCCAAGCATCGTGTTATAGTCAATCCCCAACGCCAAAATCAACCTGAACACAGGGTCCTTTTTGATTAATGCTTCGTATTTAATGAACCCCTTTGTTACACTCCAATCCCTGGTAGTGATGGTTTCAACCAACAACCTTTCGGCTGAATGAAGATACATTTTCCTTTTGCGGCCACGGAACGACCCAGCGAACTGATAGTCACTCAACGGGGGAACTCGGGGAATCTGTTTGATAAGTTGTGAAATTACGAGATTTACCATGGGAACGGGATTTGGAGGCGAGGTGAAGGTTAGTTTAGTGCGGTTTGTTATATTACATCCAGCAGGTAGCAATGGGTACTCCAGCTCCCCAGTGCTACTTGGGACGTACAACAACCTACACATAACAGCGGAATGTAAGTTGGTGAGGGAATTTTCTGGGATATTTACAGTCGCTGTTGGTGAAATTCCCTCATATTTGTAACACCAACGGTCGACCTTTTTGCCGCCTGAGTTTGACTGCATTGTTATTCCGCCCCCTCGATAAGGGCATTTAACAGACACAGCAGTCAAAAAC